CAACACCTGTTGGCTTGCTTTCTCCACATGAAGTACAAGCAGCCCTTGCAGAATCTATACTTATACAAGACTCACCCTATGTGCCTGATTGGGCGATAGCAGCTGAATTACTAATGTTTACTTTGTGCCTAATAATAGTTTCAGTTATTTTCGGTTATTTAGGTATGACACAATCACTAATATTTGGTGGTTTATTTATGACCGCGACCTTTATAAGCGGTGTTTATATTATAAAGACAGGCTATCTTGTAGATTTTTCTTGGACTTTTGTATCAGAGTTTGTGCAAGGCAGCGCTATTTTTTATGTTCGGTTTCGACAACAATACAAACTCCGACAACAAATAAAAAAACAATTTGAGCATTATCTTGATCCACGCCAGGTCAAATTATTGCAAGATGATCCTAGTCTTTTAAAACTAGGTGGAGAAAAAAAATATTGCACCTTTTTATTTACAGATGTCAGAGGGTTTACTGCTTTGTCAGAAAAACTGGATGCAGAAGAAGTAACAAAAATCATGAATAAAGTCTTAACCATACAAGCAGATACTGTGAAATTTTACGATGGCACTGTCGACAAGTATATAGGCGACGCCATGATGTCAATATTTAATGCACCTTTGGATGTATATAAACATGAAGAAGCAGCAGTGCTTTGTGCAAAAGAAATACAAGATAAGATTAAATTAGCTAATTTAGGCATTGAAATAGGTGTGGGTATAAACAGTGGATATGCTGTGATTGGAAATATGGGATCCGATACTAGATTTGATTACTCAGCTATTGGTGATGCAGTAAATATAGCAGCAAGATTAGAATCAGCTACTAAAGAAGTAGGTGTAGACATACTAATAGGCGAAGAAACTGCAAAAAATTGTAAAATTGTATTAAAATTACTAAAACCTATAAAAGTTAAGGGTAAAGAAAAAAAACTTAACATATACACAGTAAAGGAATCTATATGAAAGGATTATTGAAAAATTTAGTGGGTGCAGTAGCTCCAACCATAGGCACAGCGCTTGGTGGCCCAATGGGCAACATGGCGATGACTAAGATTGCAAGTGTTCTCGGTGTATCTAACGATCAGAAATCAATACAGCAAGCAATACAAAATGCAACACCAGAACAGATGCTAGAACTTAAAAAAGCAGAACAAGAGTTTGAAGTGCAAATGAAGGAGCTTGATGTTGATGTTTTTAAATTAGAAACTCAAGATAAACAAAATGCTAGAGGTATGTTTAGCAAAGATTGGACAGCTAGAATAATCGGTGTTGCAACAATAACTGGTTTCTTAGGCTACATATTCTTAGTAACACTACAACCACCAGAGCAAAATAGTGAAGCGTTAATAAATTTAGTATTAGGATATTTAGGCGGTTTAGCAAGTGCAATTATATCTTTTTACTTTGGAGCGTCACATAAGGGCGACGACTAATGGCTAAATCACCTGACGCTTTTGTTTACAAATGCAAACTTAAAAAAGTTATAGACGGAGATACTGTACGTTTAGAGACTATAGATCTTGGATTTTCAGTGCAATTACATAATAAATCTGTACGCATAAATGGGATTGATACGCCTGAATCTAGGATTAACATAAAAAAATATCCAGAACGAGCTAAAGAAAAAGAACTAGGATTACTTGCCAAAGATAAGTTGAAACAATGGTTGGTAGGTGATATAACCTTAAAGTCTTATGGCACCGACAAATACGGTAGGGTGCTAGGAGATATATTTTGCGAGAAAGGCAATGTGGCAGAATTACTTAAAAAAGAAAATTTGGCTGTCGATTACTTCGGTGGTGCAAAAGTCAAAAAATGGGGAGAATAATATGAAAATATCACAAGAGGGCATCGCCCTTATAAAAAAATTTGAGGGTTGTGAGCTAGAGGCTTACAAATGTGCAGCTGGCGTTTGGACTATAGGTTATGGCTCTACAAAAGGAGTTGAAGAGGGTAATACTATATCTCAAGAAGACGCAGATAATTTATTGTTAGAAGAAATGCACGAATACGAAGGCTACATAAATGACATGGTTACTGTTGACCTTAAACAAAACGAGTTCGATGCCTTGGTATCATGGGTATTTAATTTAGGACCCTCAAACCTATCTTCGAGTACATTATTGTCCAGGCTTAATAATAAAGTTTGGGATGATGTACCCAATCAAATTAAACGTTGGAATAAAGCTGGTGGACAAGTAAAACAAGGTTTAGTAAGAAGAAGAGAGGCAGAGGCTTTACTATTCGAGGGTAAAGAGTGGCACGAAGTATAACCTTATGTGATACTTACGCTAGGCGTTTTACGCTTAGAGCTGGGTTACATAATATATCGTCGCTACCTTGTTTCTCAGCTCGCTTATGAGCGACGTTTCATTTAAAGATTTTGATATATTATCTGAGCAAGATAAAGCTGAAGCTGTGGCTTTACTACAAAGATACGATCAATTAGAAAAACAAGATGGTTGTCAAAAAGACTTTATGGGTTTTATCAAACACATGTGGCCAGATTTTATTGAGGGCAGACACCATAAAATTATTGCAAGCAAATTTAATAAGATAGCAGACGGCAAATTAAAAAGATTAATTGTATGCTTACCACCTAGACACTCTAAGTCTGAGTTTGCATCAACCTTTTTTCCTGCATGGATGATGGGCAGAAGAGGTAATTTAAAAATAATACAAACCACGCACACAGCTGAATTAGCAGTTAGGTTTGGACGTAAAGTTAGAAACATAATCGACAGCCAAGAATATCAACACATATTTCCAGATTTAAAACTACAAGCAGACAATAAATCAGCTGGTCGTTGGACAAGCAACCAAGAGGGTGAATTTTTTGCAGCTGGTGTTGGTGGTGCTATTACAGGTCGTGGTGCAGATTTATTAATAATTGATGATCCCCACTCTGAACAAGATGCTTTATCACCTAAAGCCTTAGAGTCTGCATATGAGTGGTACACATCAGGTCCTAGACAGCGTTTGCAACCGGGTGGAATCATAGTGATAGTAATGACTAGGTGGAGCACAAAAGACTTGGTAGGCAAAGTTTTAAACAAACAAGGTGATGAAAATGCAGATCAGTGGGAAGTTGTAGAGTTTCCTGCAATCATGCCAGATAGTGAAAAACCCTTATGGCCAGAGTTTTGGAAAAAAGATGAATTGTTGGGTGTGAAAGCATCTTTACCCATATCAAAATGGAATAGTCAATGGATGCAAAACCCAACAGCAGAGGAGGGTTCTATTGTTAAGAGAGAATGGTGGAATCGTTGGGAGGATGAAGATGTACCACCTTATAGTTATGTAATACAAAGTTATGATACTGCTTTTTCAAAAAAAGAAACAGCTGACTATTCTGCAATCACCACATGGGCAATATTTAATCGTGGTGATGAAAGCAATGACGAAATTATATTATTAGATGCAAAAAGAGTTAGATGTGACTTTCCGGAGTTAAAAAAACTTGCATTAGAAGAATATAGATATTGGGAACCAGATTGTGTGTTAATAGAGGCTAAAGCATCTGGTACACCATTGACACATGAGCTTAGGCGTATGGGCATACCTGTAACATCATATACACCTAGTAGAGGACAAGACAAAGTAGCACGTATGAATAGTGTTGCACCTATATTTGAATCTGGCATGGTGTGGGCACCAGAGGATGATTTTGCAGAAGAAGTCATTGAAGAAATGGCGTCATTCCCATTTGGCGATTACGATGATTATTGCGATAGTGCTACAATGGCTCTGATGAGATTTAGACAAGGTGGTTTTATATCACTATATGAAGATTACCAAGATGAGGTGAAACTATTAAAGAAGAACAGAACAGTATATTATTAAAAACATATACAACTACATTTGTATGGGATGGGGTTGAATACATGGGTCCTATAATACATGCACCAAGCCTTGAGTATGCAAAACTAATTGCAGAGTACCATGGTCTTTTGCTTGATGGTGAATTAGAGGCTATCATAGGAACTGAAATAGGTTTTGCAGATATGGAAGATAAGGTAATACATTAACATGGCTATAGAAAAACTAGGAACAGAAAACGATCCTAATATTAAAAAACAAGGATCAGCAGTAAATGTTATGCCTGAAACCTCTAGAGACGAGGAAATACAAGCTGCAGCACAAATACTTGTAGATGATGAACAAGTTTTATTAGATGATGAAATTCAAGCACCTATGCAACCACAAATGAGTTTTGATGCTAATTTAGTTGATTTTATAACTGAAAACACTTTACAAAAAATATCAAACGATCTTTTAGATGCCATAGAAACAGACAAACAATCGCGATCAGAATGGGAAAAAACATATACTGATGGCCTTCAATATTTAGGCATGAAGTTTGATGAAATGAGATCGCAACCATTTGAGGGTAGTTCTGGAGTAGTTCATCCAATACTAGCTGAGGCTGTAACACAATTTCAAGCACAGGCTTATAAAGAAATGTTGCCAGCAAAAGGACCTGTAAAAACTGAAATAGTAGGTGCAAGAACAATAGAGACTGAAAATCAAGCAGAGCGTGTTCAAGAATTTATGAACTACTACATCATGAATGAAATGAATGAATATGATCCGGAGCTTGACCAAATGTTGTTTTATTTACCTCTAGCTGGCTCTTGTTTCAAAAAAGTATATTTTGATTTTGTTTTAAATAGAGCTGTAGCAAAATTTATTGCACCAGAGGATCTTATTGTTCCTTATGAAGCCGCAGATATAAGTTCAGCTGAGAGAATTACACATTCTATAAGCATGTCTGCAAATGAAATTAAAAAACAACAAGTTACAGGCTTTTATGCTAATGTCGACATTGGTTCTAATTCTTATTCGGAAGATATGGACGATATTACTGAGGCCATAGATGAAATACAAGGTATATCACCATCATACAAAGAAAACAGAAACAGAACTGTATATGAAGTACATACTGTATTAGACATTGAGGGTTTTGAAGATTTAGACCAACAAGGTGTCCCTACAGGTCTCAAATTACCATATATAGTTACAATAGAGGAAGATTCACAAAAAGTTTTGTCAATACGTCGTAATTACAGAGAAAACGATTTATTAAAAAATAAAATTAATTATTTTGTTCAATATAAATTTTTACCTGGTCTAGGTTTTTATGGATTAGGCTTGTCTCACATGATTGGCGGTTTGTCAAAAGCATCTACATCAATATTAAGACAGCTTATAGATGCAGGTACATTAGCTAATTTACCAGCTGGTTTTAAAGCTAGAGGTATGCGCATCAGAGACGAGGACGATCCTTTACAACCCGGTGAGTTTAGAGATATTGATACAACAGGCGGATCTTTACGAGAAAACTTAATTCCTCTCCCAATTAAAGAACCTAGTAGTGTCTTGATGTCACTATTAGGAATTTTAGTGGATTCTGGTAAAAGATTCGCCGCTATCGCAGACATGAATGTAGGTGACATGAATCAAGCAATGCCTGTTGGAACTACTGTGGCTTTACTAGAACGTGGCACAAAAGTTATGAGTGCTATACACAAAAGATTACATTATGCACAAAGAATTGAGTTTGGATTGTTAGCGAAAGTTTTTAGTGAGTATTTACCACCAGTATATAATTATCAAATAGGCTCAGGGTCACAAGAGGTAAAACAAATAGATTTTGACGATCGCGTAGACATAATACCTGTATCTGATCCAAATATTTTTTCACAAAGTCAAAGAGTTACATTAGCTCAAGAACTTTTATCAATGGTGCAATCAAATCCCGAAATACATGGTCCTATGGGTATATATGAGGCATATAAACGCATGTATGCTGCTTTAGGTGTAGATAATGTAGATGCTTTGCTACAACCACCTCCAGACATGACACCAAAACCTGTTGATGCAGGACAAGAAAATGCTGGGTTATTATTAGGTCAACCAGCTCAAGCGTTTCCGGAGCAAAATCATCAAGCACATTTAGAAGCACATAAAAGTTTGTTTCTTACTGATATTGTAAAACAAAGTCCTCAAGTGCAGGCTTTGATAATAAGTCACTGTATGCAACATTTACAATTTTTAGCAACACAAATAGCACAAGAACAAATGCCACCAGAAATGCAACAACAAATACAACAGATACAAGCACAAATGCAACAAGTGTCGCCTCAAGAGGCGGCAGCGATTCAACAACAAATACAAATGATAATGGAGCAGTTTAGTTCACAAATCATGGCACAGCTAGCAGGTGAGTTTTTACAATCTATAGGTATGGGTGGTAGCGATGATCCATTGGTTGATATTAGAAAACGCGAGTTAGATTTACGAAACAAAGAATTAGATATGGAATCTGACCAATTTGTTGCAAAACAAAACCAAAGAGCTCAAGAGAAAATGCTAGATAGTGACATACAACAACAAAGAATCGATATGCAAAAACAAATAGCAGATGATAAACTTGAGGTAGCAGTAGATAGACTAAAACAAAATGCTGATTTAAAATTATTAGAATTACAAAACAAACTAAGGGGAGTACAATGACAACATCTTATATCCGTGAAGCACAAAAAAAACTAAAAGCAGAAAAAAAGATTTTAAGAGAACAAGAAGCCAAAGAACAAAAAGCTGCATTAGAAGCAGCTGACAAAGCACATCAAGAAAACATGGCTAGAATTGAAAAAAAGATGGCTAAAATAAATGGTGACTTGGTTGAAGAAGTAAAACCAAAGAAAACTACAAAAAAAACTACAAAGAAACCAGCGGCAAAAAAAAGAGGTAGGCCAAAAAAATCTTAATCTATGGACGAAATACAACTTTTAGATAAGATTAAAAAAACTATATCTGAACGCGAAACACAGATACAAGAAACTTTAATGTCTGGTGGTTTAAAAGATATTGAACATTATAAATATTTGCAAGGAGAGCTTTCTGCTTTATACTATATTGCAAATGCAATTAGTGATATGGGAAAAGATATATGACAACAGCCGCAGAAAATACTGAAATAAGTAAAAAAGTAGCAGAGGCTTATGTAGCACCAGACACTTTGGTGTTGGATCCTGAAAAATTAGACAAATCATTACTTGATAGGATGCCACAACCTACTGGTTGGAGAATGTTAGTTTTACCTTATGCTGGTAAAGCAAAAACAGACGGCGGCATAGTATTAACAAAACAAACTACAGATCGTGAGGCTCTAGCTACCGTTGTGGCTTATGTGGTCAAGAAAGGACCACTTTGTTATAACGATAAATCTAGGTATGGAGAAACGCCCTGGTGCGAAGAAAAGCAGTGGGTTTTAATCGGACGCTACTCTGGTTCGAGATTTAAACTTGAGGATGGTGCAGAGGTAAGAATCATCAATGATGATGAAGTAATTGCCACAATTCTTAATCCAGATGATATAGTGAGCTTATGACGATAGAAAACGAACAAAATCAAGTGCAACCAGAGGTTGCTGATATAGAGGTAGAGGTAACTGAATCTGAAAATCAAGTAGGTGCAAGTGCTGAACTCAAAAACGAGGATGAATTAGAAAATTACACAAAAAGTGTTTCTAAAAGAATCAACAAGTTAAATGCAAGAAACAGAGCAGCTGAGGAAAAAGCTGCTGCATTAGAGGCACAATTAGCACAAAAAAATCAAGAAGTGCAACAATATTACAGTGCAGCTGTACAATATCAACAAAATTTGTTGGAAAAAGAAGAAGAAACAGTACAAATTAAAGAGCGTGAGGCTACTGAGCTTTACAAAAAAGCACATGAATCTGGAGACGCTGATTTAATATCCAAAGCAGATAGTTTAAAAAATGAAGTAGCCATACAAAAAGAAAAAGTGCGTATTGCGAAGCAAAAACAAGCAGAGGCAAATGCACAATACCAACAACCACAACAACAAACATATCAAGAACCACAACAAGTACAAAATGTGCAACCAACACAAGAGGCTTTAGAGTGGAAATCAAAAAATAAGTGGTTTGGTGAAAATGCTGAGGCTACTCAGTATGCACAATACACACACATGAATTTAGTTAATGAAGGTTTTGAACCAGACTCAGATGAATATTATACTGAGTTAAATGACAGAGTTTATAAAGTTTATCCTGATTTACAATCAGATAATGCTGAACAAATTGAGGACAGACCCGCTGTGCAAAGAGTCGCCTCAGCCTCCGTAGGAGGTCGGCAAAAAACACAAGGCAAAAAGAACGGTGTGCAATTCTCTAAATCAGAAGTTGCCAGACTCCGTGGATTAAAACCACATGGCATGTCCGAGGACGCTTGGTTAAAGTCCGTTGCTAAAGAAAAACAACGCATACAATCTAGGGAGGCAAAATGACAACAGAAGATAATAAAGATATGACACAATCCAGAAATTCCCGTGAATCCGAGAATCACGCTAATAACAC